CAGTCAAATCTCCAACTGAAACACCTGCTTCAATTAAATCGCCAATTGGTGCTCCAGCTTGAATTAGTTGACCAACAGATGCACCTTGAGATAACGCATCACCAACACTAAGTGCGCCAGACGCTATGTCTGCTGCTGAAAAAGCACCTTCTGCGGCTGCTGCAGCTTCTGCTCCACCAAATATATCTGCTGCTCCACCCGCTAATAATCCCGTTGATTCTGCCATGATTCTATCCTATTAATTTACCAAACACACGTTCAGTCTGTTTGTATCCTAAACGCTCAAATATTGCACCAACATCTTGGTGTACTTTAGTATTCATTATTAAACGCTGAACACCATAGCTCTTTAGGATTTCCTCGTTCTTAATGAACAATTTTACTCCTGTTGAGCCTTTTCGATAATCTTTAGATATAAAAAATATATCATTTGTAGCTGTCAAACTATCTTTATAATGCAAGTTATAGGCAATAATGCAAATACAATAACCTATTAATTTACCGTCATCTCTAGCTGTAACAATCCTCATTACCCCAGCATTGCACAGTTTTTCATACATTTCATAGTTTGGATTGAGTTTAATAACCTCTTTATTTAAGGCTATTTCTTCCCAATGGTCTTCTAATAAAGGTTTAATTTCGTCAATTACTTGGTCAAACGTTTCTTCTTTATAATCAATCATGTATCCCCCTTTTCGACATCGACTTCAAAATATTCGAGTCTCAAGGGTACATTATCTTGGTGAAGTAAGTCAAACGCTCTTCTACGGCCCTGCCCTAGTCTATGGACTTCGGATTTAGCGGTATTGAGGTTAACGTTCTGCCACGCAGAAAAGGTTTGGTAGTCATCACTGGTATAACGTAAAAGGGCATAAGAATCAATTTTATCTCCTACAACTTGAACGCTTCTCCAAAACTTACGCAGATTATCGCCACCATCTACTAATGGAGTACGAGCTAATACCGCAATTGGATTACCGTCATCTTGATAGGTATTTGGGTCAAACTCATAGACTTTACCGTTAGTCTCATGTTGGAGTAAATCCATGTTTTGGTACTTAGTGTAATACTGACCTTTAAAGTAACCTTCTACGTTGTTTTCAGTAGAAGTCCAATATGTCCAACCATTTTGAGCAAAGTCATATACTAGGGTATACCCTAAGTCTCTAAGGGTTAATACGTATAGTGAATGTCCTGAAGTCTTAATGCTAAAGGCATAAGCAGATGCAGGGTTACAGTTATTGATAATTCTTTCAATATATTGGTTAGAAATGACTTGTGCTGATTGACCAGCCATTGTCATTATTTGGAAGCCCTTTTGGTAGCTTGTAGACATCCAAACAAGGGTATTGTCCATTTGCACTACTGAAGACTTTGCTGCCACACCAAATTTGATTACAGAGTTTTGGTATGGTAAAAATGGACTACCAGGAGAGCTTCCTGCATCATAAAAGAATTCAATATGGAATGAACCAAAAGTAACAATGTAGTTAATTGTCCTACCAATAGCCAATAATGGGTCGGCAGAGGACACTACGCCAATGTAGTTAATTGCTTGCCAAGTTGTAGGGTCTTCTACGTTAGAGTTATAAAGTAACCCTTCAGGAGTCCCAACAACATAATACCCATCCACAAACACCGCACCTGGTACAGTAGTAGCAGGATAAGAGGTAGTAAAGGTAAGACCAACGGTTCCAGAAGCTGTAGCATTTTGACTTAAAGTTAAGGCAGTACCAAATATAATTAAAACATAAGTGCCAAGGGGAACTCCTGTCCCTGTCACAATCTGTCCAACCTGAATTGCAGGATTAGATGCAGATAATGTTACTACGGGGGTACCTGATACAGTAGTACCGTTTTGCGTCGTAATGGTGCCTTGTAAATCTAAAATGGTGCTTGTTGCAATGGTATAGACATACCCATGATTGGCATTTTTAAAAAAGACTTGAGTTTGGTCTACCGAGTAGATGAAGTCGTATGACCCTGTGCCATCAACAGGGGTAGCATTAGCCACTCCATTGTCATAGAAGGTAGTTCCAATAATAGTAAGTAAGTGAGTACCAGCGGCAAAGATACCAAGTCCTTCTCCTGCGGTTAGAGTCTGATAGGTTTTGAGTCCTGGGCGTTTAACGGCTGCAATAGACTCTTTTTTCTCTACTTCAATAATCGCATTGCCTAGCTTTGAATCCTTGTTTAAAGTTCCATCACGACTACCAATGTTATGAGCGAGAGGTATACGGCTAATTGCCATTAAATGTCCTTAGTTACGGAATCTGAAATCTGGCGAAAAGGAAGTAGAAGCCTCTTCTTGGCTCCAATCAGTCATTACTTCTTCATACTTAGCGGCACGTTGAGCTAGTTCAGCACGTACTTGTGCAGGAACACCATACTCAAGGGCTAACTGGTCAGCCAGGCCAAACTTCAATGTATTGAACCATTCAGATGGAAACTGGGGAACTGCATTAGGAGTAAGGATGTCTGAGATAGGTTGTTGTACTTGTAGGTGGATAGTCCATCCTGCAGCATTTGGGTTGTTAAATACATACAATACGCCATTACCCAACTGTGGGTCGTAATAGACCTGATTAGGAGTGCCAGAAGAGGGTTTATAGCCCTGTTGCATATACTCTTGACGTGAGATGACCTGAAGGGTTGTATCGTTCCCCTGAGGGCTTCTAATGAACGCCATAACGACTCTTAATGGGCGGTCACAGACTACATCCCCTGTTGGGCCTAATGTGTAGGTATATTGACCTGCAACCATAGGTACTGGGAGGTCTTCTACTAACCATAAGGGCATACCCTTAGTCTGTAGTTGTTTGATATACAGATTTAGGGCTTCTGAGCAGTTCTGATAGTCCTGTGGGGTTGGACTATCTCCAGCACCAATTACTCCCAATACACGGAGTGCTCCATTAATAACTGCGTCACGGCTCTGACTATATGTTGTTGTCATTTATAACCTCATATCCCCATTTTGATGGGTTAGTTTGAATTCTTGTTGATACTGTTGGATATGGCAAATTTTCATATTTGGCAAGCTCTCCAATAGTTTTAAACATAATATTATTAAATATTACTTTTTTAGCTTTTGGATGTCCTGTATTAACCCATCTATTACGTAATTTTAATCGTGTTTCTTCAGAAATTTTCCTATTTTTGTTAACTTCTGAAAGTTTTTTTCTTATTTCTAAGGAATGAGTTTTTCCAAACATATAGTTCTTTTCCCCAGTCATTCCAAACATTGGGTTGTTTTTACCAGACATTCTTTGCGACATACCACGCTTTTCTTCATCGCTAACAAATCGTCCAGATGCTCCATCGCCACCATTTGTCAAATTTGTCAGCTTAACGCCAATTCTTTTTAATTGGTCAATACGCTCAATTTCACATAAAAGAGCCAATTCTTCATCTATGTCTTTTGCAACAAATTTAACATCAAATCCGCCACATTTTTCAACAACTCTTTTCCAATATTTGTTATTTCTATTTTTTGCATCAAATGCTCTTTTACCTTTACCCTTTCCAACATAAAACACGGCACCATTGTCCCGTCTAATATGCTCGTAAACGTAATAGGTGGTTGTCATATTATTCCGCTTTTGGTTCTTCAGTAATTAAAGCAAACTGCTGTTGTAGCTTTTGAAACAATGGAAAAGCACCTGACTGTGTAGGTAATTGTCCCATAACTTGAACAATAAACTCTGCTTCTTTATCTTCTAATGTAAATGTTTTCATACGCTTTTCCCTTATAGTGCTGAAATAACAAATGCTAAAAGCTCTTCGTATCTTACACCAAGCTGGGTATGCTCTACACCATTTTCATCTTTCCAAGTGTCAGAGCAAAATAAAGAATATTTATCAGCATCTAAACCATTTGCAGTAAATGCTGCTTTAACGTCTTGAGCCATTACACCAATATGAGTTCTAGCTTTATCACCTTTTTTAGCTACTGATTCATTAAACTTAAATGATTTAATAAGTCCTTTAATCGCTTTAGCAGTTGCTTGTTCAGCAGATGTTAAACTAGCAACCTGTTGTTTTTGTGTTGCATCTGAAGTATTAATAGTTCCTGTACCAGCATAAACAACTGACCATCTATATGAAGCATTACCAAGGCTAGTTGTGTTGTCTGCTCCAGGACCTACTGCTGTTCCCACTGTTGGAGTAAGCTGTAATACAGAACCATTATGACCTATCCATGCTACGTTTGTATTATCTTTAGATAATCCAATAATATTACCAAAAGACCCAAGTCTATTAAATTGTTGCACTGCAGTGTTTGTAGCAAGTGTGCTATTTGCACAGTTATAGTTAGAAACATAGCTCATAGGAGCAGTGCCTAATAACAAATAGTCGCTAGTTGCATTACCATCGCATAAGTTGCTTGCAACACTTCCTTGTGTGCTGTTTACATCGACAGAAATACCATATTGAGTATTGCCTAAACAGGTATTACCAACAATATTAAAATTGTTTACATAAGTTGCATAAATGCCATTTAATCCGTTAGTAGAACAGTTGTTTCCGCTAATTACTGAAACAGAGCTTGTTACGCTTCCATCAAACCATAAACCGTTTCCACCATTGCCGTGAGCATTATTACCGACAATTGAAACACTAAAGTCTCCATTACCAGTGTAAGCACCCGTTAATACGTTATTTAAAAGAGAGCATCCTGTAATTGATAAATATTGTGTTTTTCCACCAGTATCAATACCGCTTTCTTTATTGTCGTGTGACGATACTCCAGTTATTTGAACTCCATAACCTTGACCAATAGAGATGCCAACACCATTAAATGTAGATGGAAACAAAACCCTTCCTCTGCCATTTAAGTAATATTGACCACCAACAATAGAAACATTATCAACAAACTGAGCAAATAAACCATTGCTATAAGAACTATAAACAATAGTATTGATTAAAGTTAACCCGTGAACACGACCTGCGCTAGGATAGTCTGCGGTAGAGCCTAATACAGTAATTCCTGAAGAATTAGAAACATCAGCAGAGCCGTCACCATTGCTTGCTATGTAGCAATTTTCAAGATTAATTAAGCTACTTGTATTGCCAACATATAAACCGCTATATGAGCAGTTTTGAATAGTTACATTGTAAAGATTTAAACCATTGATGTTTTTAACTAAAATTCCGTTAGAAGCTGAAACGGTTGCTTTTTGTCCATCAATAATTACGTTTTTAATTGTAATGTTTGAATTAGAGCCTGAAGAATAAGCAGAGTTTGTAAATACAGGAACGCTATTAGTGCTTGCATTTACTTGTGCTCCTCTAAAATCAAGATAAGCATTTGAAGGTAAAGTTAAAGAGCTTACTTTATAAGTTTGTCCTGTAATACCTAGTACTTGTTTTCCTGTATTAATAGCAGCTTGAATCGCAGCAGTATCATCCGTTGTTCCGTTTCCTACAGCACCAAAGTCTGCAACAGAAACTGTTTCAGCAAGTTTATCGCTAATTGGTCTATTAACACCACTTGTATATGCTTGTTCAAATTTTGGAATTAATGTTGTCATTTATAAAATCCTATGGATGAGATGCTACATAAGCATCAAATTTAGCGTTTAATTCTTGAATGGATGCTGCTAAGGTAGCTACTAAAAAAGAAGTATCAATACCTTGATAAATAGGATTACCTTCTTCATCAATAGCATCTTTTTCTCCAGTTACACAATCAGGCACTACTTCTTGTAATTCATGAGCAATAAAACCTTGCCCATAAATGCTTGTACCAGCAAATTCTGGCTTCCATTTATAAGTTACTGGGTTTAACTTAGAAACAGTTTGTAAAGCATTTACCATTGGCTGTACATCTTCTTTCATACGGTAATCTGAAGAAGCATTGTATGAAGTGGTTGAACCATTGGTTGATATGTTTCCACCTAAAACTGCAGCAGAACCATTATCACTATAAAAGTACATATGAGTTGCATTAGTAGTAGTAAGGCTCCATTTAGCACCTAATGAAGCTCTAATAACCATTTCTTGGCCACCAGCTAAACTAGGCCCGACAGCAAAACCAGTTGTTCTGTTTCCTAATATATCATTAGCAGCAACACCAACTAGCAAGTTACCGCTAGAGTCAATACGCACTAATTCAGCAAATGTAGAGCTTCCTGCAGGTGCTCTACGAACACGCCAGGCATCAGTGCCTCCACCCCATCCTTGTTGGGTTTCCCAAGATGCCATTGAAGAATTGTCTTGGGTTCCGCTTGTATTTATATTAGTAGTCCAAGCGCACCAATCTGTATTGTCTCTTTCACGTATTCTCCAAAAGGTATTTTGCATACCACCAGCTACTTGTGAAACAGAACCAACAGCACCAACTTGTAAATCTTGACCAGAAAATGTTAAATTGCTACTAGAATTAAATGCACTTGTACCATTACCATAAGGAACGTATCCAGCAGTAAGGGTGGTTAATCCAGTGCCGCCATAAGGAACAGTAACAGTAGCACCATTCCAAGTAGCTGTTGTAATAGCACCACTTGAAGAAAGTTGCATCAATTTAGTATTGGCTATACCAGCGTTATACCATTGGAAACCATCTCCAGCAAACGCACTAAAACGACCAAAACCAGTTGCATAGTCCATTACTAGACCATCGCTAGGAGCAGTGGCTGTAAATGTTCCTGTGGTTGCTAAACCAGCAGAAGAAGTTAATTGACCACTAATAGCTTGGTCAGCATTAAATGTATTTGTTTCATCTAGTTTTGGAAAGTCATTAAGGCTTGCACGAACAAGACGTAAAGATACTACTGCACCTGCAGCAAAAGCTGTGGCAGATGTTCCATCTTGCGCTCTAGTAATAGCAAAAGTAGTTCCTGTTACAGAAGTTACTTTAACAATCTCAATAGTTGTTTGAGTAGCAGCATCAGCTAGTGTGCAATAAAAGTACTGAACTCCAGTAGGCGATGGAAAACCTGTCGCAGATGTGACCGACATTGAGGTCGCACCACTGGTAAGACTACTGGCTAAAGTAGTATTACAGTTGTTTGCAAACAGCATATTAGCCATTAATTATCCTTAACACTTATAAAGATTGCTTAAATTACCATCGCCAGTAGCCATCATAGCTTGGTCGGCAAGATAAACTTCATACAAAGTAAATGTATTGCCTGTAGCCGGCGCATCATTAAATATTTCTAATGTTGTATAAGCATTAGTATCAAATGTTTGGTCTAATTTAATATAAGTACTGATAGTTCCGCTAGTACTTGGTAAAGCTCCTAAACTTCTTGTAGGAGTGGTTCCAAAAGCTCCGTTTGATAACTGTGCACTAAATGCAGCATTAGATGAATAAACAACTACAAAATATAATGGGCCATTAGGTTGCCATTCTGTAGTATTTATTAAAGGAATGCTAAATTCTACTACACGAGGAGTGCTTGAATTTGCTGCAGATACAGTAAGTGTTTTGCCTATTGGATTTGAAGGTGTTGATGATGTAACTGTTGCATTAGCGTTAAAACTTGCTACAGTATAATTTTTGCCATATCGACTAGCAAATACTGTAGCTGCAGGGCCATAATCCAAAAAGTCACCAGTAATTGCAATAGTTCCGCCAAAACCTTGTGCTTCAGCATTATCAAAGAATTTAATCTTTCCAGTACCAGTTCCTCTAACCATCCCACCAACACCCAATGCACCTTGATTAGAAATCAGTCCTGATTGATATTGTATTTTTCCTGCATTTACATCAAAGCCACGAGATGAAGTCGTGTAACCGTACAAAAAGAAACCACCTTGAATTAAGATGTTTCCGTTGTTCAATGTAAATATGGTTTTACCTACATTCTCACCTAAGTAACAAGTGTCGAAAGTTGCACTAGTTCCATTAAATTGAATGCCGTAACCATCACCATATTCAACATCACAAGCAGAAAAAAGCAATGCTAAGTTACCATCAAGAGCAGTTCCTTGGCTATCAACAAATATGCCAGTGTTGCTGAATCCAGTAGTTGTACAACGATTCCAATGGCTATTATGATTTGAACCAACCAAATAAAAACCAACAGAACAAGAATCACATCTTACATTTTCACGATAGTTAATCCATGTATCTTTTTCTTGCATACCATAGGTGCAATTAATGATATATACATTTCTAACAACAGATTGATGGCGATAACGAACATTAATGCCGTTTGTCGTTGTATTGTTACCATTAATTTGTAAATCTTGAATTACAAAAGGAGCAACTGTATTATCTGTAGTTTCACCTATTTCAAATACTGAAGTTAAAGTTGCATTAGCTTTAATAATTGTATGAGTTTGCCCTGCTCCAATAATGGTTACATATTTTCCAATTAAACTAATTGCTGTATTTATAAGAAATGTTCCAGCAGGTAAAGTAACTATTCCAGATGTTGTTGAAGCAGCATTAATAGCATTTTGAATAGCAGTAGCAGAATCTGTAGAGCCAGTTGGGTCAGCCCCGAAATCTAATACAGATACAGTTTCTTGAAGTTTTGCTGTTACCGTTATATTTGCTGACCCACTTGCGCCTTGGTTATATCCAACATAGTTAGCACCAACAGTTTTATCTGATAAATTATTTAAAGCTGTTTCTACAGTACCAGATGGTAATAAACTATTTGGTCCTGGTGTATATTTAATATCGGTTGCGTACAATGTACCAGAAGCAATGCTTGCTCCAACTAAAAATTCAACAACATCACCAGCATTCAATCCAAAATTAAATGTAACAGTATTTACGCTAGTTTCAGAATAGTTTATGCCGTAAACTTGTTTAGAACCATTTACAAATACTGCTAAATTGTTTGTTCCAGGAGCATAGTCAAATGAAGTCAAAGTAAATACTGTCTGACCTTGAGTTGCGATAAATGATTGTTCTTCTGTTGTTTGTACTGCAGAACCTGCAATAAAATTCATACCAGCAGCAGTAATACGCAATTGGACGTTATCGCCCATATTCCAATACAAAGGTGAAGTACCTTCTTGTCCACGCTCAATAGTGAAAATATCACCTGAACGAGCAGTACACTTTACAATCTCAATGATTGGGCCGCTTAGACTGATTAAGCTAACGTAGAAATAGTCTCCTCCTACTGGGCTTGGGAATAAATGTCCAGTATTGGCAGACACCTGCATTGTTGTTGCAGTATTAGTTATTCCAAAAGCCAAATAAGTGGCTGCGTTATTAGTATATAAAGGACGGCCCATATATTATCCTAGTGTATATGTATCGTTGACAGAGTAACCGTCAACTAATTGAATTGTTGATTGTACGATAGTGTAATCGTCTGGAGCCTGTGGTCTAGAAATTGGTACAGACATATTATCTCGTACACCCTTTACATAGTCTTGAGGCTGGCGAATCTCCCAGTCGTAGCTACAAACGTACAGCCCATCCCAACGTAACTTTAATTGCGAAAACTTGTATTTGTGACCACAAGCATCACATATACCGTTGTAATCGCCATTACGTAAGAAATCTGCGTGACCCATTTATATCTCCGTTGGGGAATAAACTGGGATGTCACCAATACAGGTGTAAACGTTACCCTGGTTAGTACCACAAGTCATAATCAATCGGTAAGTATTATCAGCGACACCGCCAATAACCCTTTGAGATGCCTTGCCTAATGTAAATACGGGTGTTCCTGAAAGGATGGCAGATGGGTTTGTATCTGTACCTTGTGCTGTAATAGCAGTGCAAGTAGCCGAGGTTAAAGTCTCGGATGGTTGCAAAACAGGGTTAAAATCAAAGCTAAAGACCTCTGATTCTGGTACTAACTTGTAACTAAATTGTGACATTATTTTTTACCTCTTTTAGCCATACCTCTAGTCCATCCATCTGGAATAGTATCATTTGGCAATATAATTTTGTTTTCAAAACCATTGGTAATTCTTATTTTTCCATACATTGGATTATTTTTTCCTGCAGAATGGAATTTAATCTTTTCAATAGATTCTTTAGTATGTGGTATTCCTAACCTATATTTGTTTCCAAAAAGAGATTTTGATATTTTTTCTTTCCATTCTTTTGTTTGTTTTCTGCCTACATTAAATGTATGTCCAACGTTTCGACCAATAGCTTTTTCTGATAATTTCTTTTTAGTTTCTTCAGAATGTTTATGACCAGATATACCTTCGCCACCATCAGTGTAATTGCATAGTTTTACGCCAAGCCTTCTTAATTGGTCAATTCTTTCTTGTTCGCATAAAAATGCCAATTCTTCATCTAAATTTTGAGCAACTATATTTACGGTAAAACCATGTTTTTTGGCAACTCTTTTCCAATGTATGTTTCTGTCGCTTTTTGAGCCACTTCTATAGCCAGTGCCTTTGCCAACGTAAAATACGGCATTAGTATCTTTTGTTATGTGTTCATATACATAAAACTGGCTCATTTTGAGACCTTTTTATTACTTGTGTTTGCAAGGACAGTTCGTTGCTTGTAAAGGTCAACCAATCTGTCTTTAAATTGTACTACGCTTAAACGCTCTTTATAAAGCTCTGTTACCCTGTCTCTAAAGTCTACTGTAAACGTATACCTTACTACAGCACCAAGTCTGTTAAAATAAGCAGCGACTAATGTCACTATTGTAGCCGAAACTAGGGTGAAAGTTCTATACATTTGCTTAGTAAATGTGATAGTTGTTTGGGAAACTACAAAAAATAGCTTAATCGGCAGCTTTGAGAAAAACACCGTATTACCAACCCCTAAAGCCAATAATTTGTGAATAATTAACCCACGTATTAGGGTAATTACTGATGTCGATAAATAAGATATTAGTTTATTTAAAAATCGACCAATACTAATGGTTGTAGTACTTAGGTAAGATAAAGTCCTAAAATACCCAAAATTTATACTAGATACGCTAGTAGACAGGTAGCTTAACCCCTTGGTTATGCTTTTAAATAGCTTGCTATTATTGGTTACGGTATATGACAAACTAACCAAGTGCATTGCCATACTTGTCAAAACGACAATGGTATGTTCAATATAAGTGGTCATAAATTTGTTTATGAACCTTGGAATGGTAATGGTAGTGGTTACCGCATAGGCTAATAGCTTACGGTAATAGTTTCCAATAGTGGCAAAACTGGTAGATAAGACGCTTAATGTTGTTTCTAACATTTTAAATAAAGCGGCAGAAGAGGTTGAGTTATATGACAATGTCCTAAAGAAACTCACTAAACGAGCCATAGAGGTCGAACTAGTAACTAGGTAGCTTATGACCTTATATATAGGCTTTAAAAGCGTTACAGAGCTTGTAGACAGGTATGAAAGGGTTTTTGAAATGCTTTTTACTATTGTTACTGTCTCGGTTACTGCATAAGAGATAGTTTTAGCTATAGCCCTGCCAATAGTTACTGTAGAAGTACTTAAATAGGCAATTAACTTACCAATAGTCCTAGATATAGTTGCTGAACTTGTAGACAGAACACTTAGAATTTTAGCTAGTTGCTTTGTAATGGTTGCTGTAGAGGTAGATAGGTAGGTTATGTTCTTTAAAATAGACTTAACAATGGTTACTGCACTTGTAGATAGGTAACTGATGGTCTTTGTAAGGCTTTTAAATATGCTGACTGTGGAAGTAACGGCATAGGTAATAACCTTAGATAGGCTTAGTAATCGATTCATTGTTGCCGTGCTGACAACGGTGACCGACAACAAAGCAAGGTGAAATGCTGATTCTGTTAATACAATTACCGACATTTCGGTAATACTACTCATTAACTTTTTAATTGCCCTGCCAATGGTAATGGAGGTTGTAGATAGGTAATTTAGAGCTTTACCGTAGGTTTTATTAATTGTTGCTGTAGAAGTTGCAGCATAAATAAGGGTTCTAAATAACTTTAATACTGTGGTAATGGAACTAGTACTCGTAGAAGTAACACTTAACGAGGGAGTTAATGTAATATTATCTCCGTCATTAATTGCTACTCTATCTATACTAGAACCATTAATTGCCATTAACTAAATTGTATTTTGAAGGTAAATTGGATGGAGTCGCCATTGTTCAATGGGATGCCACTAAAGTCACCTTTTACAAACAAGTTACCAGAGGTAGATGCGTCAAATAAACCAGCATTGGTGATTGTCTCACTTGTGCCAGCAGTCTGAGTGCCTACAACTTGGTATGTATCGTTTGTTGTGCTAGTTGTTACTTGAGAAGTTGTGCCACTAACACGAGGCAATACTTCTGTAAATAATGTTGTATCAGTTGCGCTAGTAGTACCTGCACCTGTACCCCAACCAATGTATTTAGGCTGAGTAGCTGCACCACCGTTTAGGTAGTTGGTAATAATAGCTTTTCCTGTGTTTACTAATAAGGTAGCCATTTTTTAATTCTCCAAATAATGCGTTTAATTGGGTTTTTATGCCAGTAATCAATAACGCCCAATTCCTCTACTGTACCGTCTGCACGTGTAATAGTAGCGATAATCTGTGCTTCTTTAGCGTTAGTGTTAACTACTTGCATATTAATCTTTGATAATTTCTAAAACAATTACAAATGATGTATTTAAGGTAGTTGTTGCACCACCCAAAGTTGTCAAAGTAATATTGCCATTAGGTGTTGTTGCGTTATCAGTAATGCCACCAAATGGGCCAGCTTTAATTTCACCACGACCAGTACACTCCCACAATAATTGAGGGGTAGCACCATCCCAGTTTAAAGTAGCTTGAATTCCATCTTGAATGTCAAAATTAATACGTTTGATACGGACTGTTTTTGCTAATGTTCCTTGTGCATCAATAGGACTTAATGTACTTGGGTCAAGAACTGTGTAAGCGGTAACATCTGTACCATTAACATATCCTGCAATCTTTAATGTGGCATTTCTATAGCCATCATTAAGGATTTGAAATGGAAGAATATGAGTACCCATAATTAATAACCGCCTTTAGGCTTCTTTGCTTTGGTTGATTGCATTGGGTTCTTAACTTTGTCTTTAGTCGGCTTTTGAACTGGAGCTTTTACGCCCATTCCAATAGACTGACCTTCACGTAATTTTTTATTAGGCATAATTTTTTCCTTTAAGTTAGAGAAAAAACCCCCTAGAGACCTTTTGGGAAACTAGGGGGAATCGCTCACGTGCGAGTTAATTAAACTCCAGGTGTTCCCCACAATGCACGTGGGTCGCCCCAACCGAAGGCATAACGCTCATACGATTTAGCCTTAGCATTCATCGTATCAAAGTCATTGTCTTGGTCAAACGTGATTGCTTGACGCTCTTGGTGAATCATACCTGTATTCATAGGTACGTTAGCACGAATAAAGAATGCTTTAGTACTTGTGAGGTAATGGTTCATCTTGATACCTTCAGGCAATGCGTTAGTAGCGTGTAATACGTTTACAGCGTTACTTGCAGTACCAGGAGGGTTAGCACCAGTGTTGTATGAATATACAGACTTGAGAATGCGATTAGCTTCAAACCAGTTGCTTGGGTGAACAATGATAGAACGTGGCATCAAGTTGATGCGTAGTCCACGGTCGTTCAACGCTAACATCTGTTGAATAATCAAGTTCTCAATAGCGGCTTCAGACAAGTTAGCTGCAGTAGTTAACAAGTTGCTGAATGTACCACCAGAGGTGTTAGGGTGTGAAGCGTTCAACAATGAAACACCGTCGCCACCAGCATAGCTGTTAGAGAAAGCGTTGTTGTATACGTTAGCAGCAACGTTCTCTTTGGTTTGACGCATAGAGAAAGCGTTAGCAGCAGCACGACGTTTGGAAACAACTTCATAGAGGTTGTCAGCAAGTTCTTCTTGGGTAACGATGTAGCCCAAGCCGTATGCAACGTTAGTTAAACGTGTTACGAAACCTTGAGTCTCAGAGTCGTAAACAACGCCTTGACCTTGTGGTTTCTGTGGAGCAAGACCGAAGCCAGTAGCTTGGACGTACTCTTCGTAGTTTTTGTCAGATGTGGTTGTATCGAACAAGTCTGTGTATTCGATAGGATGTTCATTGTATGAACGACCCCACCAAGCCTTAATACCAGGCCACAGTGCTTTTGGAAACGAACCAGTTGTAATAATACCAGCCATTATTTATTCTCCTAATTAAATGCCAGCAGATGGACGTAACAACTCTGCATTGTTGAACAATACAAAGAAACGTACATAAGGCCCCAAGTTGTTACCTGGGATTGGTTCAATTCCAACAATCTTCAATACTGCAGTAGAAGATGTGGTGGTACCTGTTAATACAGTTGCAGATTGCTGATTAGAAATAGAAGGAGCAGCTACAGTGTAGGATGCGTTCTTATTCATGTCAGTTGTTGCAAATGTAGTGCTGTCACCTTGGATGCAATAGACTTGGTCTGGGTCATCGTTGACTAGCAAGTAGTATGCTTGTGACTTAGAAGCAGGAACGCTAGTAGTCGTCAAGTCAAGGTTTGTACCCTGAATAGAAGGGTTGTTAGGGTTAGAAATCAAAATGCTTGTTACAACACCACGAGGAATGTCGCCAGATGCACATTTTGCAATTGCAGGGGTACCATTAGCATCACCGCCATCAATTGTTTTTACTACGTCACCGATGTAATACGCAGAGGTATCTGTCGATGGAATGTAGTAAACACGTTGTTGCTGGTTGTTAACGCCACTTGTACCATAAATCACGGCTGAAAAGCCGAATGGTGCGTTTAAATTCGCCATTATGATAAAGCTCCAATTAAATTAAGTTTAGTTCCGCTTAATCGAGATGCCAGCGTTATAACGCCCATCTTGACCAACGGCTCCATTAATATTTCCACTAGCAATTGCGTCTTCTACCATCTTGTTTTGAGCTTCAATGCTGGCCATATCTTCCTCATGCCATTCATTTTTAATCTTCATCAAGTATGCGTAAAGTATATCGCCTTGCTGTGTAGTTCCTACCTTTTGTTTGATTTTGTCACTCATGTCGACGTTTGAAGGCGTTACGCCATTCTCTAACTCTGTCTCACCTCTTGTAACAAACTCATATCCGCTATCTAGTGCTGATTCTACGTTCCCATCGTCATTCATCCAACAAAGGTGATGACCAGGAATTTCAAACTTTACAGCCAAAGTCAGTCTTGGAACACCAATTGAGTTACGTCTAGGGCGTTGAGCCTGTGACCGAACTGTCTCGGTTTCTCGTTCAGATACCGAACGAACTAATGTTTCAGGACTGCTTTCTTTTTTGCTTACTCTTGGCATTGTAATACTCCTAACTTATTTTAAGTGATTTTACTATAAATACAATGGTTATTCACCAAAATATTTATTCTGTTTACATCTATTTTCAATTGCAGGGATTACCCTGAGGTTATTTGGGATATGAAGACCGCATACATTTTTACCTTTTAAAGGAATAATGTGGTCAACTTCCCAACGCTGTTCTGTACATCTGTTAAACATTGCAGCCAACTGATACTTAGCCTTTATATGCAATAAATCGCTTTCTGTAAGCCATTTTGGTGATGCTTTGCCTTTATATGCTCTATATTTTGCACTTCTTGAAGCTCTAAGATGTGGGTATTTTTTATGAACTCTATCAACAATAGCTTTGGCTTTTTCAGGATTCTTTGCTTTCCACGCATAAGAATTTTCTTTTGATTTTTGTTTGTCAGCCTCATAAACAGATTTTGAAACTGCTTTTCTGCATAGTTTGCAATAGTAATCGTATCCACGTGATTTGCATGAATTGTTCTTATTGAACTCAGATTGGTCTTTTTTAACCTTGCAGGAGCTACAAACAAACTTCATATTATTCCCCGAAGTATTCTTTCAGGTAAGCCTCACGAGTAATCAGTCCTTGCTTTTCAAACTTCTGACAAGCTGCTTTAGCTTCAGGAGGCAAGTCGTTATAACCCTTACCGCCCTTTTGATTAGACTTAGGAGCAGTTGTTCCCTCTACAGGAGATGGTCTTGCACGGTTAGTATTAGTAAACTTTTCAGGATACATCTTCTTAACACGCTTAGTAACCTCGTCTAGGAACTCAGAACCAATCAATGTTGGGTTTTGACGCTTGATAACTTCACCGATTAGGTTAGCTTCATTAGTCAATTCTGTGTCTTTGCCAAACCAAGCATTTTCTTCATTCCATTGAACAAATGATGGGTCAGGTTGATTAGATGCACGAGCAGCTACAGGGTCAGGTTTACGAGCTTTAAGGTCATCAATAGCGTCATCAATCTGCAAAACCTTGTCTCCGTCACCAGTAGAAATAGCTTCTTTCTTTTGGTCACGTAGGTCTGCCATTGCACGGTCATAAGCCCGTTTTTCAGTCTCAGCATGGAACTTTTTAAATTCGTTCATTGTGGACTTCATTTCAGCTACTTCACGCTTTAGAAAGTCGTTGTCTTTACGCAACAGAGCATTAATCTCTTTACCCTTCTTTACAAAGGTTTCTGCGTCAACCCATTTGTCTTCTGGGCCGTTATAGTCCTCTTGGGGAACCCAACCTTGGCGTTTTGCCTCAGATAACGTTTCTTCATCAATCTCAGGTGTAACGTCAGACTGCACACCTGCTTCTACTTCTGCTTCTTGGGTTGCTGAACCATCTAATGACTCAGGTGCTATTTGGTTTAGTTCTTCACTCATTTACTATCTCCTAGTTTGGTAAGGCATATATCTAAATCGTTTAATACACGGTACTCTATTCCGTCTTCTGATTCGTCTGGCGTGATAAGCTGACCAGCGTAGCGTCCAAACTTAACGTAGTCTCCGACTTTACACCAAGGTGCGTCTTGGTCGGAATAAGCAGTATTCCCAACTTCGACGACGACTCCACCGTCTTGACCAAGCTGTTCTCGCTTAGTAACATCTTTGGGAATAATAATGCCGCCTTGAGAGACTTCTTCAACTTTCGTGACCTTTACCAAGACACGATGTCCTGTTGGCTTCCATCCTGATGTATTCATTAGACCCCCGTAATATCTTCATAAGTCAAATCAAGAATTTGATTGATGGAATATACCCCACCCAATGCAAACTGATTTTCCCCGTCAGTTACAAACTGTCGATTAGCCCACGCCTCTTGGGTTTCAACTTTAGCCTTCTTTAAAAAATTAAAGAATTCCTCAGTTACGTGGTAGCTCTTCCATTCCTTGAATTCCTGCTCCGTCATTGCTTGATTCCTTATCTAAGTTTTGCATCATCTCTATTGACTTAATAATCCCATCTACGTGTGCTCTCTTAGCACCGATTTGGGCTTCTAACATAGCTATAGCATGACCAGATTGAACGCCATCTGCTTGTTCAAGTTCCAATACTGCTTTAGCTTGTAGCTCGGTAATCTTGGCTTGCTGTAGCTCTGCTTCTTGCATGAGCTTGGCAATACCAAGTTTAAATTTGAGTTGGTGATTCATCTGACGCTCATCGTTCTTCATCTTCTCGATTTGCATTTTTTCCGATGGGCCTGGCTTGATAGCGTTAGGGCCTTTAGGGTCAGGGAGAATCTGGTCAATAGCGTTTACTTTGAGTGCGTCTAAGTAACGCTTTTGGACTTCATACATATTGAAGCCACCAGAGGATTGTGCTAACTGTAATACGGCTTGTGCTTGCATCTGACGTTGACTATCTGAAACAACATTAGGGTCGGCAGCAGGTTTAACTAACTTCATATCCATAGAATAGTCGTCAGGCAACACGAATTGTAGTTCATTGTTGTATTCAAACTCTACTGGCTCACTTGGCAGATAGAGTTGGTTTAGACGATATAGCTTTTGGAATTCTTCTTTCATGGCTCTCCAAGTACGCTTGTAGATACCATTAAATACTTTCATGCCCTGCTCGACTACGTTACGACTTGTTTCAGCAGGGGTATTTTGACCAGGGCTTACGCCAGTCATCATATCGGTTGCACCAGCAATCCGCTCACCATAATTGATGAGGAGTTGCAATAATTGGAACGACACACCGTTAGGTTCACGGATAGGCAATGGGAATATGTTGGCACGTAAGTCATCGCCAGTACTATCTACACGCTTCCACTCATGTGGTTTAAATGTGTAATCGCCACCTTTAATCTTAACGCCACGACCTAGGAATCCACCCCCAGTAACGCTCATCGTACCAGCATCAATCAACTGGTTAACAATGGTGTTTACTGAGTCATTAGTAGGCCCAAGCAATACGCCAAAGCCAAGGTCATAGAATCCACCGTCTGGGCTAGGAACAAAGCCATACTTTGTGAAGTACTGTTCAGGCTTAATGCGGATAATTTTACCGTTGTGGTACTCAATTGAGTCTTCAAAGTAACGGGCAACGATACGGTAGATTTTGCCAGTGTCTCTACGGATGTAGGCAATGTACGGCTCTTTGTATCCATCTTCATCAAAGTCATGCCAAAAGTGAGTTTCAAAAAATTCGTAAGGAGTATCAGGGTCACCTGATTGTTGACGAACACCTTGTGCGTCTTCTTTAGCTTGGGTAAGCATAGAGACGTTAGGAAGACTAGGTTGTACTTCGTCTTCTACTTTTAAAAATACGCCACGTACCTGACGCTCGTGCAGGTCGTTGCTTGACAATAGAATTCTATGTGAGACTCTTGGGGATTCTGCAATTGACTTGGTATAGTAATTGACAACGAAATCATTAGGAAGAACAAGCTCAGAGACATTATGACCTTTTACTGGGTCAAAATAAGACTTCTTAATTGCGGTGCCAGCAATAGCTTGAACCAGCAAAGTCTTGTCAGTGTTCTCTTCCCAACCTTCATCTTCTTCCATTACTTGGTATGTCATGTGACGGGAGATGCGGTCTGCACGTTTGTGCATTTCGCCATCGTCATCTTTACCGTACACCTTACATTTGACTACTTCGTTATTAGAAATTAATGCAGGGTAGGCACGACTATGATACTGCATTGCAGCAATAGTAATCAAGGGGAACTTAACATTAGAAGCACCAGGCCAAGGGAACGTTTTACGCTCAACTACTTGCAGGGCTAGTTTACTGGCTTTCTCATTACGCTCTTCCCAATCTAAACGGGAAGTCAAGTCAAGATTGATTTCATCCATCAATCTGAAGCCTAATGAGGATAACTCCTCTGAATCCATATCTTCAGCGATATTGGGGGAACGTAGGAGTTCTTCTATTTTCATTGTTTACCTTAAGGAATCTTTACAGGAAAATACTACATTATTGTAACAGAGTCAATAGCACGTAGTATATACGCTAGTATCCAGTGTAGACAGATTGGCCTTCAAATAATCCTCCGCCATATTCTCTTTCGTATTCCTCGTCTTCTAATTCTTCTTTGCTTGGTGCCATAGTCACCTTATCTAACGCCAGCCCAATATAGGCTAGTGCGTCAACTTGGTCATCGTGCTGCCCTCTAGGAAATACCAGCATCTCATCTATTAGACCAGCATACCACTTCTTCTCGGTGTTAAAGCGTACCCCACCAGCCCTCATTCGAGCCTGTAATGGTTTGGCACGTTGTTCTTTATCCACCTTTGGAGTAACAGCGTGTAGGTTAATGTATTGACCACGCTTGACCATCTCTGCATTTAAGAAGGCATCTAGGGTGTGTTTGATTTGTCCTTTTTCGGCAATGAACAGATTAGGCTCATACTTTTCTTGTATCCAGAACATATTTTCGATGATTTCAAATCCGTCCCAGCGGCCTCTGCGGATGTCGACGATGTGGAGCAATCCTTCGTTGTCCATCCCAGCCACCGCAATAACGGTATAGTCGGACTTGGTCTTCTTTGTAATAGCAAAGTCAATCGCAGCATAATACTCAAGGTAATCAGGAGTATCGCTATGCACAAAATCGTCACGATGAAAATAGGCGTTTTCAGCATCAATAGGCTTATTGAGATATTCCTGGCTATATCCATCAGGGTTTCCTTGGTTAATATAGGACTGTCGTATTTCTTCTAGCTTATCCCTACCTAGCTTTTCTGGCCATAGTATTTCGGTAAAGTCTTCATTGTGCGCTGCAAAACGCTTGCTGTGCCATAGGTTATCTTTTAACAGTCGCTCTAAAGCACTATCCATGTGGAGAACAGTTCCTACCATTCTAATCTTGCAGTATTCTGAGCCGCAAGGGAATAGGTCGTTAAATAGCCAATTACGAAACTTCTCACGACGCTGTGGGTTCATTACCTGCTCGGCACCTTCGGCATCATCAATAATGATTAGATTAGGGCGTTTACCGTTCCATTGAAGACCACGGACTTCTTGTTCGGAACCTTTAGCTATTATACAAAACTGGTGTCCGTCTAATAACTCGACTACAACCTCAGTCTCAGTATCTTTTACAAAGCGTTTAACCCCAAATTGGGACTTTAGTTCATCATTGACCAAAAGCTCTGCCTTAATATTGGCTAGGAAGCGGACTACCTGTCCTTCAGTCTTAGAGACTAAAAGGATGAAATCTCGGTCACGAAAGAGAGCAGACGCTAACGTACAAGAGAAAGTAACGGCTGTAGTCTTAGCTGTGCCACGAGGAGCAGCTTGTGCTACACGTGGATATTCGCTACAAAAGTCTTCCCAAAGTTCACGATGAAACCTAGGGATTGCCTTTACTGCATCCATCCTGGGTACAAGAAATACCCTGACAAAGCCCTCTATCAACTGTGCATCTAGCTGCATTCTCTTCCTTTAACTTGGCACGTATATACCGAATCATCAATTCCATGTCGGTTTTAACACGCCATCCTGCATCTACTCTAGCTTCAATCTCTTTAATTACTTCCTCGTCAACGGGCCGAGATAAATCCGTTTGAGGAATTCGATTACCTTTAAACATATAGAGGAGAGAATACCATAGGTATTTACTGCGTGTATACATTCCTAAATTTCAAAAATTATATATAGCGAGAAACGCAGGTTGGTTTTTGAAAGGAAGTTAGTACATGTTAACAAAGTCTAAATTTGAAATTCGTAATTGTCGTCGGAAGTGTGGTTATAACTATATTAACCACAATCCGTTTCCCCCTCCCCCTACCCTGACACATAGGGTAAACCCTAACTGGCTGATGGGGGGTCTTAATTTTGTATAGAGAGTAGATAGAACAGGTATCAATAGTCTATAGAGAGAGGGATACATTAAAGAGACCCTAAGGGATTGGGGGTAGCCCTGGGGAATTCCCATGATGGGGCGAGTGACTGTGTAGCTGACCCACACACGATAAAACGGGGTGAAAGTATCTTCCCTATATGTCTTTCTCTCTATAGTCTTATTCTCTCTAGTGAATGTACTCTTATAGGGTTTGTACTAGGTCTTATTCGGGCCGAAACGTAACTAATTGATACTGCTTAAAAAATAGGCAGATTCTACAACTGCGATATTATGTAAAACAGGATACCTGAGTAAGTTGTAGGGATATAAAAATATATTTGTGATGATGTTAATTCTTTGATACTATCTGTCTTAACAACTCGGGGGAGTTGTATTTTATAGGGGAATCACAATGACTAAGAAACAAGACCAACTCGAAGCAGCAAAGGAACTAGGCTCTATCCTCAAGGATATTCCTACAGATACTATCTACACAGTTATCCGTCATGTATCTAGTTCTGGAATGCAAAGAGAGATTTCTGTAAAGATGATTGATGCGGGGCGAATCATCGGACTTGATTACCTGGTATCAACTGCGACAGGTTGCAAGATTGGTAAGCATGGCGGATTAGTTGTTAAAGGTTGCGGTATGGATATGGGCTTCCACTTGGTAGACCAAATCAATCATTTGTTTTCACCTTCAAAGAAATTTAGACAGGAATGGATTTAATCATGCGTAAACTACTCGACCAAGTAATTCAGACTATTTTGTTCCTTGCGTTAGGTGTAACGCTTGGGTATCTCGGTGCGGTTTCTTTGTTAGGGGTTTGATATGACATCATCCTGGGTAATTGTGCGGCTATTAGATGATAAGCCAATCTGTGAGACTTTCAGCATTGGCACGGTTTCAGCCATCAATAAGGCCAAATATAAGGCAGTGCCTATCCTTGAATATTTACAGGAATTTAATAGAAAGGTAAAAAATGAATCCATCAGCGCATAAGTTGCTATTTTTCGCCTATGGGCGTGGCGTGATTACCGCTTCACAGCTTAAGCAGTTGTTAAGCATGAATATTGAAATTAACGGATTAAAGGGGATTGATTATGAATAAAACTTTATACCCACAATTGAGACTGACAGACCCATCCTTTACCTATGTATCAGCAGCCAAAACAGACATTAGAGAGACTTTTAGGCGATTTGCTACCCAAAATCAAGATAAGACTAAGCCTTTAGTCCCTACTCTGAATCCTGAGGGGTTTGTTCTATCTGCTGAATGGTTTGAGATGGAGTGATGTCTATGGCTTCTTGGGTAATGGTTCGCAACTTATCCGCCAATGATTCAATGGTCACATGGTTGATACTTGTGGCCTTACCCTGAAGCAGTTGATTAGCCTTGAGAGTTGTATCTGCAATGGTTGCCAGGTGATTGGCTTTGACTTTTACTCTGACGTGGCCTTCATTTGGAACATATTGCTCATCACCGTTTACAAGTCTATCCCCTAATTCCTCGTATGTTTTCTCAAGGATTTGACGTTGCTTGGCTAATAGTTCCTCTTTATGGTTTTGGAGAATATCCTCAGATATGTCATACCACCAATTTTTAGACTTCCATTGCATGGCTGTGGCGTAGGGGACATCATGTTTACGGCAAATCGCTGCAAGATTTGGATTAAGAAGGTAGTCAGAGATAAATTGAACCCTAAATTCTCGGTCATAATTGGAGCCTTCTTCATTCATATATCTGGCCTCCCATTGCTCATAAGTCATTTTCGACATTTTCTCTCTCTTTCTGTCCGTAATAAGCGATTAACAAGGCCTCTGCTATGTTGTGGTCTTTCTTCTTAAACTGCACCGAGGGGAATAAATCTTTTGAAGCCTTTAGTGAATCCTCTTTACTAGAGACTTCTAGAGCCTTTTTCCATTTAGATGGGGACACAGTATAGACTGGAATGTTTAATGCTCCTAAAACTCCTCTAATCGCTCCGTAAGTATCCCCAAATGAGAACACCGATGCAACACCCTGACCAGGTCGTGATGCCACCCCCTCAAGATAACATACTAAGTCAGGGTAAACCCTAAGTATGTTGCTTAATTTTTGAGCATCCACCTGTCTTTTGATAAATCCGCCTTTAGTCTGTGTCGGAATGGTCTCTAGTAGTTCAATGGCCGACCCGTCAATAATGGCAAGTCCTCCGTCAAGTCCTGGGTCTATGCCTAGTATCATTTTTTATCCCTACAAGAGCAAACCTGTCCACTTGCATCATAACCAATGCCAAAACAATGTTTGCATTCTTGATTTTTCTTGAAAAGATTGTCTAATTCTTCTTGGGTCTTTTCTATTTCTACCCCGTATAACTTAATTTTTACTTTGCCAAAGATTGCGTCAAAGTTTTTATCAAACTGTTCTTTGCTGACCGATAAAGGTCTAGGTTTATCGCCCTTGCCTCCGTGACTCATTGGAATTCTCTCCCTTCTGTGTTGCCGATTGGATTGATTATCAAATAATTGTGAGTCATTAGCCAATGGTAAGTCTTTGCCATAGCCTCAAACCATTCTTGCTTCTTTTCTAAGTAAGTTCCTGCTCCTTGGTCAATCCGTGAATGGCACTTTTGACATAAAAATGCGATGTAACAATCATCAGCTTTTCGTCCCATTCCTTTTCCATGCTCTAGTAAGTTAGAATGAGCAGACACGGTAGTTCCGTATGAACAACAAATTGCACAGGGCGCATCTTTTGCTAATTTTAGCAACTGAGGGTTACGATAAGGCTTCGTCTTGAGATATGAGGTCATTTATTCAACTGCCCTTCTCTAATCATCATCAAATCTAGTAGCTTTAGAGTTTTTCTTTGGGCTTTGTAAACTTCTTCTTCCAATTCTTCAAATCTTAAAGATTCTTGACGCAAAAATTCAGCAACTCTTAATTTATTGTAGTTGGCATCGTTAAATTGACCTGACTCTATGTCTTCGGCTATTTTAATTAAACTCATACATTCGCCCCTGCCTTTTCCATAGTCTGCCAAGCACTAATCTTAATCTTGGCTGCTTCAATCAGGAATCGGAGCTTCTCATCTTCATAGATGGCCTCTTTCATAGCTTCTAAATGTGTAATATATTCAACATTTTTATAAGCCTCTCGTTCTTGAGCGTTTACTGCCATATCTATGTTGTCTGACATTAACTGAGCCTTGAGTGACTTACGGAATTCCTCCATATATACCCTATTGGAACGGTTCACGGCTGCAGCTTCGGCAGAATCACGCAAAAAGTCTAATGCTTTCTCAATATCACGCTGACTTATCATTGTTTGCCTCATAATTTGCATTGGCAATTTCTACATACTTCTTAAAATCACCGTACCAAGTCTTTTTGCCTGTGTGTGATACGTTAATTTCGGGATGAACGTACACTTTTTCGCCTAAATCACGCCACTTTTGACAGAATGCTACGTCTTCACCCAATAATTGACCATCTACTACCTTGGTCTCGAATACATGACGATATTCTTTTCCGTGGTCGGTGTATTTTTCTGACGCTTCCCACATCATTTTGATGGCACGTTTAGAGATACGCATAAATCCAGTACCTACGGCACGAGCATCAATCAATCCATAATAAAAGTCATATTTTTTATCAAAAGTCTTGACGTTATAGTGTGATAAATCATTCTTACTGACTACTGCACCCCCAATGACATCAACAGTAGGAGAAATCAGATTACCAAAGTCTTTCTGCTCCCATCCCTGGTCGGCATCAATAAAGATAAGGTCATCTACTTCTGCCTCATAAGCCATGCGGAATAACTCATCTCGTGCCTTTTGTATCAATGAGCATCCGACCACAGTTTTAAGGGTCATTTCAATTTCATTAAGAATACATAGCTCCATAGTCTTGAATATGGAAGTCATAAAGTCGAGTTCTAGCTTTCCGTCATAGCACGGAGTACCAATCATTATTCTACGGGGTTTATTGCTCATACCATTCCTTAAAGTATTCTGGTCTATTCTGTTTAATCCACTCTTTTGGGCCATCCATTAGCTTTTGAAAGTCTCGGCCAATAGACTGTGAGCCTACATGATGCACATAAGACCTTGAAATAAAGTTTAAATAACCTGCTTTAATAAGGTCTTTACACATCACATCGTCAGAAAACCAATTGATAGGTGGAAACTTAGCTTGTGCAAACGTTTCTTTATTGATGTAAGCAAATAGCGGTGAGACTATTGGTGATTGAAGAATATTCTGTTCAGGTTGATGAGCTATGCTTTGGTGTGGCCTAACCCAATCGGAACGTGCAGCAACAAACCCCAAATTACGAGGGTATCGGTTTTTGAGAAAAGCTACATCCTCAAGCAATAAGTTATAAGAGTCAGGATTAAGGACTATATCGTCATTAGCAATAATGATTTCGTCGTATTCTCTAAATGCCAATTCCATGACTGCGTTATAGTCATCTCCAAAGTTCCCCATAAACCCTTCAAATATCATTAAATTGACATCAGGGTTATAGATTCTGACGGAAGTTTGCATCACCGATAAACTACGAGAGCCTACGGTACACACCACAATAGGCATCATAATTATTGGGTGACGATAGGGCTAGGTTTAGGCTCTGCTGGCTTTAACCATTCTTCTCGTTGGCGTAAGAACTCTTTGGCAAAGGCAAATCCAATAGCAGTCATCTGTTCCATTGGTTTTTCTAATTGCTTGCCTAGGTCACTTGATACCATAGCTTCAATAACGGCTAGGGCTACCATGTCTGACATCATAGCTGCTTCCATAGGGAAGTCTTTAATTGAATCACTCATTTTCTCTTACCTTTCTTTGGCTCGTAATAGCCTTTAAATACTACATACTTACTAGGGTTAGGCTTCTTACCAATACGGTATTGGCCTTCTTCTGCATACAATACTTTAATCTTCGGGAAGACCGTCCTGAATGAATCCACTACTTTTGCCGTTTCGGGCATTAACATTCGGTTTTTTGTCTTGCTGTCCAAAGCGAATCCTTAAAATTCTTGCTACCTCTGGGCCACTTAACGTGGATTTGTAATAGGATGTTTCAAAAATAATTGCGACATCTTCCACATCAATGTATGTTGGCATTTTTACTAATCCTTAACTTGTTCATTTCTACTGTTGGTTGATAATTCATCATACTTTTAGCTATCGTAAATACTTCTAAATTACTCATTGGCGGTTCACATCTTGCAAGGTTTTCTTCTACCAAGCAAGCAAGAATGGCTTTAAACGAAACCCCTCTAGTTCTTAATGCCCCACCTATACTACACAGATACGAACTTCGCAATCCTTCCATGATTTTTTCGGAGGCGAATTCAAGCTCTTTATCTTTGTTGAGTAATTGTAATACCCAAGCTGGAGCTTTGACAATCGGACACTCTGAAGGGTCGCTGCTTGCTTCCCATTCATAAGTTCCCATAAGTCCTTTTGAAGGTGCGGCAACGATGTATCCACCATCACCACGAGTATCAATACCCCTACCCAACTTACCAGCAGTAGTCCTAAACCCTTGCTCATACTGAAAAATGATGTGACGACCTGAAGACTGCGTAATTGCTTCAACTGTATCAGGAATCTTGCCGTATTTATGTGTAAGCTCATCTAATGAATCTCCCCCTCCGTGTTTTGGGTCAATGTCAATGACACCGATACCCGAAATTGCCCCTGTTGCTATTCCTATGTTGGCTTTAGGCCAATGCTTAAACCATGTGTTAATCGTATCTAAGTCAGTAGTAGCAGACTTTAATCCATTCATTGTTTGTGGATGTTTACCTGCACTACTACACGCTACCTTACCACAACTACACTTGCCGTCAATGACCGTATGTAAGGGTAAAACAGCCCACCCTTTTTCAGCGTATTGTATTGCGTGGTCTACTGCTTTCATGCTCTTTTGGCTCCATGTCTAAACGCTATCATGCGTGATTTAATATAATTTAAAGTTGATTCGGAAGGTTGGCTAGGAATGTCATTAAGTCCTTTAGGCCATACTCCGCATTTGTTACGGTACATCTGCGCTGCAAATCCCCTCTTGTATCCCTTTTCCACTTCTACATACAGTAGCTCTGAGTATAACTTTTGTTTGTCTTCTAAAGTTACCTTCTTCCTGGTAACCTCCAATAAGTCGCCCGCTTGGACATCAATCCCCGCATCCTTCTTTTTCGGAACAAATCCGCAACATGGACACGAATACTCGTGCTTTTTCCTGACAAAAGCGCATGACGGGCAGATGCGCCCTTTCTCTTCCTGTACCTTCGTAGTTCTCTCCACCTTCCTTTTAATGCCATCATCTAATTCCTGTGGTAATTCATCGGTTAAAAATCCATGTGCCTGGGTGTTTCCTGCATGGTCTAGAATAATTGCGTCTTCTTTGCTAGAGTGTGTACGCAACACACGCCCACCTTGTTGTATATACAACATGAGTGATTTGGTTGGTCGTGCCATAATAAGGCATGAAGCCTCAGGATAATCAAATCCCTTATCTAGAATGCCTACATTGAATAATACCTTTATGTATCCATCTTTAAAGTCTTTAACAATTTGCTCACGTTCTTTCTTAGGCATATATGAATCAATATGCGCTGCACGGATACCACGGTCTTTAAATTGCTCGCACAAGGCTTGACTGTGCAGGACATTAACAGCGAAGCCAATTGTTGGTCGGTTATCTCCTCGCTTTACCCAAGTATCTACGATGTCTGCAACGAGTTTTGGCTTATTGACACGGGCGAAAAGTTCTTTTTCATCATAATCGCCCCCTATAGTCCTGATTTTGGTAAGGTCTGGCTTACTTGGAGCAAAGACTTTGACGGGAACGAGGTAACCTTCATCTGTCAGTTTGGTTGTAGTGGCACCTATCACTAGGTTGCTATACATCTTTCCCAGACCTTTAGTAAAAGGAGTAGCTGACAGGCCAATAAATACGGTATTTGGCATGGCTTCCATCATCTTACGGTGGACGTTATAGGCTACGTGGCACTCGTCAATAATGACTAAATCTGCAGGAGGAGTAGCTCTACGAGCCAATGTTTGAGGACTACATACTTGATTAATAGAATGAGGCTTATAACGAGGGTTATCCGCCATAATAATTCCGTGGTCAATACCTTCATAATCTAGCCTTTTTGATGTTTGTTCTACAAGTTCAATGCGGTCAGCAAGGAATAAACATTTCTTACCTTTTTCATTTGCTTTCCTAATCATTTCAGATGCAATTGTAGTTTTACCACCGCCTGTCGCAAGTTGTAGCACGATGCGCTTGTGGCCTTTGAGAATGGCTTTTCTAAGGTCGTTGATGGAATCGACCTGGTACTGCCTTAAATTGTTCTTCATGTTTCCTATTATCCGCTTACTGCAAAATACTTCTAGTTAGGGCTTTCCCTAGTTGTTAAATGACTCATTAATAAGGCTTTAAGTTATTTAAGGACTCTTTAATAAGTCTTTAACTTTACAATGAATGCCCCATAACTTTACAATCCGTCGGTATAACTTTACAAATACCGACAATATGTATATTTTTTGCTGATTTTTATACATATAGGTATCAATGTATATACAAAACATATACCTTTAGGTATCAAATGATAATGATTCTTATTATTTATTAAAATTTCATGCAAAAAATGGTCTTTTTGATTATTAATCTTTATGGGATGAGTTTCCGTTGACTTTGGAAAGACGCACCTAGCCTCCTAGGTTTGCCTTCAACTGTTGACTTATGGAGCCAGACAGCACCCGTCAGACTTTCGTTGAAGGAGACTCTGACTTCGCCATCTCCTTGTGTGCTGTTACATCAACTATCCCCCAGTAGCACTTGTATCTTAATCGCTGGTGGTTTTAGCCGTCCAATTAAGACCGCCACAGAAAACAGAAAACCCTTAGAGGATGTTCTGAGTTCGCCCCCTTAACAAAATATGCTTGCATGATACTTTGGTAAGGTCTCAAAACACCCACTAAGGGCATCTGACACAGGGGCGACTGCGACAATTGCATATTACCCCTGATTTAAAAATTATTCAAGCTGTTCAAAGAACTTTTTATATGGAACCCCATATTTCTTATGCAGCGTGATTTTCCACTCATCTGGAATGACTTTCATCTTGTTCCAATGGAATATTCTTTGTTGACTAATTCCTAGGGCTTTTGCCGAAGCATTGAGGGAACCGTGCTTTTTTACAACATACAACAATGGCTCATAGAACCTATCTTGACTCATAACTACTCCTAAAAGGGCGCATCTTCAAATTTATAGACTTTTTTTGGTATCTTGACGACCTCAACCCACCAACCAGGCTGTAAGAACTGGTTAGCTTCTTCCTTGTTATCGAATACCCTAAGTGGGCCGAACTCGTCATGTACGATGTATTTAGTCATTGGTAAAAATGATACACTAAAAAAATAATTTGTCAAAAGAAATATTTGTGCTATATTGGAATCTCGCTAACACGAAAGGGGAATTAAAATGGGATATGACAGTTGGTTACAAAGCGGTGCTTATGACTCTGAAGATGAGGATATTTATATCGAGAACAGAGTTCCTGAGTTGATGGAAGAAGAGGATTATGACCCATCAGATGTATCACACATGGCAGAGGCTATCTCTGAGGCTTCAGAAGATGACCAAGCTACCATCCGTGACTACATTGAACAAAAGGATTGGGCTAAGTTGGGATTGAAGTTGTACGTAATGTCGTACGACTACATGGAGAAGTTTGCTGAATCTGCAGCACAACGTGAGGTGGAGCAAGGTCTATGAAAGCATATCCAGCAAAAGAATCGAAATGGAATGAAATTGCTCAAGATTTCATAACTGTAAATCATACAGGAATGGACTTGCGTGATTATTTTGCGGCTAGAGCAATGCAATATTTTGCTTCAGATGCTCTCTTTTATGGAGATGATACAGATGAAGAATATATTTTAACGGCTAAATTATGCTATAGGTATGCAGACGCAATGATTGAGGCAAGAAAATGAGAGTGCCTCCTGTAATGCCAGTAGTGCCTATTCCTAAAAGTCACAACAAACAACCTCCAAAGGATAGAAAATGAAACAACTATTATTATTAAGCATTACTTTAGTCGGATTGACTATGTGCCACTATGCACCTGCTCAAACTACTCAAATCATTACGCCAGACGGTAAAATGGTTACTTGCATTCAAAACGGACAGCTAATTACCTGCTTTTAATATGACAACCTTTACATTTGAAGACTACACACCATTTGAACCACCTAGAAAGGCATTAACAGATGAACAAATCGACGTTATCGGATTTAATCTTAACTATCCGTTCTCTATACGAAAAATTGCTAGGGCCATCGAAGTCGCCCACGGAATTGTCCAGGAGAGCAGTGAACAAACCAAGGAGAAGGCCAGTGGCAACTAAGACCGTAAAAGTACCTGCAGTAAAGAAGAAAGATGGCAAAGTAGTTAAAGCTCCATCTAAACAATATGCACACAAAGATTTAGAAACTAAAGGTGAGCGTGGATTTATTCTGTCAGACGGAAAGTTTGCAGGGCGTGAAGAAGCTGCAACAGTAGCTAAGAAAGCCAAACAAGTTCCTAAGACTGTGAAGAAATTACACTCTGAAGACTTACGGAAAAAGAAAAAATGAAATTTAACAATGTCGAAGGAATGCTTATTGTAATCCTATGCGTTACATCCGTAGTTGATACGGTAGTAAACATATTGACATATATCAGGGGGTGATATGGGTGATGTAATTGAGTTCCCAGAAGGAACTGTAGGCGATGTTCCGATTCAAGGTGTGCTTGATGGTGCCAAGCTATTACAGATGGTCTGCATCATGGGCTATGACAAAGATGGTAATGAATACTTTGCTAGTAGCTGTGGTGACATTAAAGAGATTAATTGGTTATTAGATAGGTATAAAAACTTTTTACAAGGGATTGCAGATGAAGGAATGGAATGAAGTAGAAGCGTTTAAAGATTGGTGGATGGCTGCAGGTTGTCCCATTAGACCTCCGTTTGAACATCCTTTACATATTACAGATATGGCCTATGCCTTGACTATCTATCGAAAAGGACAGTATCAGATTGAACTATATATCTGCAAACCTAATACGCAAACTCATGTACACGCCCATCCAGGCATTGAGTCATTGTCCGTTTACTTAACTGGTAACCTATCTTTTGCTAAAGACGGTGCAGAGTTTCCTGACCTATCTCAATTCCAAAAAGAAGGTGCCAATGGTACACATATGCTATTAGGTAAATCTTTAGAGACAGTCAACGGCACTCCTCACGCTCTGAAAGTAAATGAAGAAGGTGGTTCATTCTTGTTGTTTCAAAGATGGTCTAATAAAAAGCCACGCTCTGTAGCAACAGAATACGATGGTGTAACACTTGGTAAAAAACACGACAAACAGATTGAGAATGCAAATGTGGAATAACGTAGAAGAGTTTAGAGATTGGTACATGGCAAGTGGTATGCCACTAAGACCACCATTTAAAAATCCAGTATTTGTTACTGACAATGCAATGTCATTGTGTTTGTTCCGTGAGGGAAGGTTTCAGGTTGAGTTGTATTTAAATGAACCATTTGCCACGTCTCCACCACATACTCATCCAGGTGTTGAGTCTGCATTTGTCTATCTAGCAGGAAACATTCAATTTAATCTTGAAGGTAGGGATAACCCTGACGCACAACAATGGCAAAAACCATCACCTGAAGGCTATCATATGTTGTTTGGCAAAACTGTTAGTTCTCCAGATGGAATTCCACATTGGTTAAAGATTGGGCCTGAAGGGGGAGCATTCCTATCTTTTGAGTATTGGAAAGACCAAGACCCAGTATCGGTTACGGTAAACTGGAATGGGGATTCAGTAGGTAAAGAGCACGATAAGATTTTAAACAAAGGGGATAAAGTGAGCAAGATACAAGATGCCTATGAAGATTGGGCGGAAGAGTGGAAACCAGTAAACAAAATGCAACACCATCCAAGCAGCTATGAAGGATTTGAAGCTGGATGGATGGCTGCTATTGAGGTGATGTTAGAACGCCTAGAACTGGCTAAAACATGATTGAAACCCTAGTCAAGCCTGTGCCATTAGATAACGATATTGCCGTAATGAAGATATTGCATTTGATGGGCCAGTTAAGCCCTAAGGACATTAAACACGTTTTGACTATTGGTATGAGTGTATACAACGTAGTAAGTAAGGAGGAGCCTGTTGATTCCTGCAATGCGTAACGCACAGGCTACCCATGTAGACTTTGGATTCTTACGAGGGTTTATACCTAGCAATCCTAAGTTCATGCCATCTAACATTGATATGGTTCTAGAGCGTAGAGGCGTGTTTCTATTTGGGGAGTGGAAGCGAGAAGATGAAGAAATTAGCCAAGGACAAAAGATATTACTGACCAATCTAGCTTGGCACCATACGGTTATAATTATTACGGGATACGTAGATGACAAGCCTCACATTGGGTTAATTCAAAAGATGACTCCAACTGGTAAGCTGACTGTAGTGGGACAAGGTGAAGAGGACTTAATTAGCTTTTTACGTGGCTGGTATGTAGAAGTAGAACGAGGTATTTTGTAAATTTAGGAGAAGTGATGATTGATTATTCTGAAATGAAAATGAACATTCAGAAATTAAACGAGCAAATTTATAGTTATATGAATGCTCGTAATGTAGTAGCAGCACAAGAAGTAGCAGAGAAGTTAGAAATGTCAGCAAGTATGTTAAAAAAATACATTGACTGGATTGCAACACACAAGTAAAATTTGTAAGGGAGGTGGGAAAATGTCACAACAAGAACACTATGAAACAGTCATGCGTGAGCAAGAGCATTTAGAGGCTCGCTTACAGGACTATAAGTTTCATAAAGAAAAGTTGGAATGGGAATTATTGTCAGTAACAAATGACATAGAAAAAATTGAAACTTTAATAGCGCAATTAGAAAAGGAGTTAGGTAATGTCTCTCACAGTTAATGCAGGTAACGGTGGTGGTGGTGATTTTGAACAATGTCCAGCAGGAAGTTTTGCTGCACGATGCTACCAAATTATTGATTTAGGTCATCAGACCTTTGAATGGAAAGGTGAGGCCAAGGTAGCACCTAAAGTTCGTATCACTTGGGAACTCAATGAGATGATGCAAGATGGTCGTCCATTCTCAATCTCACGTGAGTACACAGCATCCATTGGTGATAAGGCTAACTTACGTAAGGATTTAGAAGCCTGGCGTGGTCGTCCATTTACAGCAACAGAATTACAGAACTTTAGTCTTGAGAATGTACTAGGTGCTCCATGCCTATTAGGTGTAGTACATAAGCCTTCTAAAGATGGTTCTAAAGTTTATGCCAACGTAGGCTCAATCATGGCTTTACCAAAAGGTATGGCTTGCCCTGAGTTGGTTAACCCTGCAGTCAAGTTTGATATTGGTGAGTTTGACCAAAACATCTTTAACTCATTGTCTAGCTATGTTCAGAAGAAGATTCTAATGAGCAAAGAACTTGAAGAGGGTGGTATTCCACAGGCTAAAGAAGTAGAACCTGAGATTGATGACGAAGCAGTACCGTTCTAGTTTTATGGGGGAAAGCGAATTCGGCACGTGAGTACCCCACCACGAGCGAAATGTACTTTTTTTGATGCTTCACATACATTGGGCGGTACAAAGTAGCTCACCAAATAGGGGATTTAGGGATGAATTATTTATCAGTATGTAGTGGTATAGAGGCTGCAACTTGTGCATGGCATGACCTTGGATGGAATCCTGTTGGGTTTTCCGAGATTGAGCCATTCCCAAGTGCCGTACTTAAACACCATTACCCAACTGTTCCTAATTTAGGGGACATGACAAAATATAAGGAGTGGAATCTTGACTCAGTTGGACTTTTGGTCGGAGGAACTCCCTGCCAATCATTCAGTGTTGCAGGGCTTAGAAAAGGACTTGAAGACCCAAGGGGGAACCTTGCCCTTAGCTATGTCGGAATTCTTGACCACTTTAGACCCAAGTGGTTCGTATGGGAAAACGTGCCAGGTGTCCTCAGTTCAAATGGTGGACGGGACTTTGGTTCCTTTCTCGGGGCGTTGGTCAAAATCGGGTATGGGTGGTCATATCGGGTGCTTGACGCTCAATACTTCGGAGTCCCACAAAGACGCAGAAGAGTGTTTGTTGTCGGATGTCTTGGAGACTGGGAATCTGCGGCCAGAGTACTATTTGAGTCCGAAAGCCTGTGCAGGGATATTAAGAAGAGCAGAAGTCCGAAACAAGAAACTTCCAGAGCTTTTATACCGAGCGTTGCTAACTGTCTCCAAACAACTTGCAACGACTACAGTAGAGCCGACGGATTCAATATGATTGCGTATGAAACTCATCCTGCAGATTCACGAGTTAAAGAGATGGGTGAAGTATGTCAG